CCTGATGTTCCACTTGAACCGTTTGCACCTGATGTTCCACTTGAACCGTTTGCACCTGATGTTCCACTTGAACCGTTTGCACCTGATGTTCCTGAAGAACCTGACTCGCCTGATGTTCCTGATGTGCCATCCATTGCAGATGTACCAGATGTACCGTTTGTTCCCGATGATCCTGATGTGCCCGATGTACCATTTAATCCTGATGTACCTGATGAGCCATTCCCCCCTGACGTTCCTGATGAGCCATTCCCCCCTGACGTTCCTGATGAGCCCGATGTTCCAGAAAGTCCAGATGTTCCCGATGAACCCGAAAGTCCAGCAAGACCAGATGTTCCCGATGAACCCGAAAGTCCAGCAAGACCAGATGTTCCCGATGTTCCACGAGTTCCACTTGTACCTGATGAACCAGATATTCCACTTGTACCTGATGTTCCCCGTGCTCCACTTGTACCTGATGAACCTGCTAATCCAGCAAGTCCAGATGTTCCCGATGAACCTCGTATTCCACTTGTGCCTGATGAACCTGATATTCCACTTGTACCCGACGCTCCTCTAGTTCCACTTGTACCCGATGAACCTATTATTCCACTTGTACCCGATGTGCCACGGACTCCACTCGTACCTGATGTTCCACGAGTTCCACTTGTGCCTGATGAACCCGATACTCCATTTGTACCCGATGAACCTGATGCTCCGCTTGTACCGGATGTTCCACGGGCTCCACTTGTACCCGATGTTCCACGTGTTCCGCTTGTACCCGATGTTCCACGTGTTCCGCTTGTACCTGATGTTCCACTGATTCCTGAAGTTCCGTTTATTCCATCGGTTATGGGTATCCATGTAGATCCATCTGATCTATAGACTTTGGTATCACTTATATTATAATATAGTCCACCTAAAATTGGTGATGGGTTGGTTGAATACTTTGGTAATTGTAATTCTTGATTAACTACTGATCTATAAACATCTATTGTTCCCGAAATAGACAAGTGCTGTACTATAGATCCAGTGCCATCTAACAAGGTTTTGTCATCGGATGGATCTGTTTGCATTAATCTAAAGAATGATTCTGATATGTATAAGTCGGATAGATCTCGTGTTATATTAGGATCAGCCAATTTTTTTCTCTCATATTATAGTATAATACAATATACGGATATAACTAACATCTATAAATATATGATATTATATTTTATATCTTTATTTTTTCAAATTTCACAAGAGTTTAACCATCATTTTTTTATAATTTTATCCATTTCTCTTTTTACCATATTAAATGTAATAGTTTTTGTACATTCAAATTGTCTATCAGTCCCCTTATGTTCTGGACACCAATTCCAATCTCCCGCATCTAAGCGAAATCGATTAAAACAACCATTACATGAATCGTCATTAAACACTCTATAAACATCAGTTCCTAAAAATTCAGCTATTGGTGTGCTGAATCCAGATATTAATATCGTTGGTATATTTAACGACCATGCTAACCAACTGAGACCAGATCCTATCCCTATAAAAAATTCACACGATAATAGTTCTTCTATTAAATTTTCTATAGATCCAGATGGAAATTTTGTTGCACCAATTGGATTTTTATTACCCATATACCCATCTTCCTCTTTGGATAATATTGTCACTTCATATCCATTGGCAATTAGGTAATCCGTGACTTCTTGCCATCCAGTCGGATTGTTCCAATATTTTGCTTGAGAAGTTGAGTGTATAGCTATACCCACTTTTTTTTGTCTTTCTATTTTTGGTAAATTTAATTTTGCTTTAATATGCTTAAATTCCAAACCCAAAATATCAGTTGCTGTTTGTTGTAGTGATATTTTTTTAAAATCTTGTGGATTCTTCAAGTTATTGTAGTTGTCCAATTCATCATAATACCAACCTATAGTATACATTGCATATAAATCTGTAACAATGTTACCGGGTTCCACAAATTCCAATTCTGAGTATGTGTCTTTGAATAGGTGGTTCCAAAATGTAGAGCAAATAACATGACAATCCCATTTTTTTCTAAATTCATCAATATAAGGAACCCAAGCTAATGTATCGCCCAATGATTTTGAATCTAAGGCTATATAAACTCGTTTTCCCGTAGCATTATATTTTTCATCATATAATAAACCATCTTCATCGTAAATTTTACAAGTATATCCTTCAAAATATTTTTTGTTTGTTTTAGCCCAACAATTTGAATTTACTTCCGTTCTAAATTCACAATGATTATTGGAATTCCAAAATTCAACAATAAATTTTTTATGAATTTGACTCTTTATTTCAATATACGCACCATCTACAAAATGATTTATAATATTTATTTTATTATTTTTATTTATTATGTTACTATTCATAGTAATATTTTCATATATCATACTCAACCTTAAAAAATGCTAAAAAATGCAGTAAACAGTTGTTATTTGGTCTTATTTAAATTATAATTTAGTTATAGTTTGTTTATTAGACTGTCTTCACCAAAATGTCTAAATAGTTCCTCATTAGTAAATACTTGCCTACCATTCAATTCATTTGCAAATTGTGCCTCAAAGTTTTTAATTTTTTTAAATTCAAACTTGTGAAAAACACTACCTTTTACAATAGATGGGTTATTTGTCCAATTATTTATAGAACCTCCAACCCAATGGTAAATGTCACCATTCCATCTTATAGGGTGACGAAACATATTAGGGTATGGATTATACCAATAGTCCAAGTCTTCACAATTTATATTTTTAATTTCATTTTCTTGTGCATATAATGGATCGCAAAATGCTATTTGTGTCCAATCTGAACTCAATAGCTTATTAACGTGATATTCTAATCTGATGTTAGCTTTGCACTCCCAATCATCTTCTAAAAATAAAACTACATCATCATAATTTATCAATTTACGAATCATATTAAACTTATCAACAAAATCAAATGGTTTATTACTATTAAAATGTATAGTATTATAGTTGTCACCAAAATATTTATTCATTAATTCATCTACAAATTTTCTGTCTTCGGAAGACGACCTATCGTCTAATAACCAAGTTTTTTCTAATTTACTCGATAAGTTTGGATTTTTATCAAATAAATGTTTTAACATTATTTCTAAATAGTTATTTCGTCTACCTGATGATATTATTAATATTGGCTTTTTAATTTCGTTATACATTTCATCCTTTAACCGCATAGTAACGTTGTTAAAATCTCTATGGACAAGGTGATAATTACTTTCTTCCAATTTTTTTATCATTGAAATAATTTCATTTTCATTATATAGCGAGTTTGCTTCAAAGTATATTTTTTTGGGTCTTATATTTGTTTTTAACATGTTATTCAGAATAGTTATATCATTCCCTTCGGTATCTACTTTTAAAAAGTCAATATCAACTATACCATATCGATTAACCAATTCTTCAAATGAAATACATTCTATAGATTCACACTTTAATATATGTTCTAAATTTCTTTCTTTTAAAAATAAATCTATGCTAGGATGTGGGTTATCTATTGAATTACATCCTTTAACCCATTCTGGAAAGTTATTAGCCTCAATATCTTCAAGTGAAATATAGTATACGTTTGTTGTGTAATTTGTATCAGATATTGCTACGTTTATTTTTTTGTTATTGGATTTTTCAGGTAGTCTATTCAAATATATTTGCATTGGGTCTATTGATAGGCCAAATTTATCATCCCCCATATATTCCACCATTGTTTCAAAATCGGAAGTTCCTATTTCTATGTAATCATACTTATTACCATTTTTTTGCCATTTATTGACTAAATCTATTAAAGATTCACCTTCTATTTGATTGGAATATGCCACCTTTGTAGTGTATCTAGCTTTTGGGTATCTACTAAAAACATCATTTAACCACAAATCGTAACCGTCCCAAGGAACCTTTTCTATTTTGTCTAAGTACCAATCTTTATGTTTATTTGGTATTAGATAAGCATGACATAAATCTTGATCTTTACCTGTTTCTAAGAATATGTCATTTACTTGATTTTTATATCTAGACGGATTATTACCAAATGACACATAATAAATGTCATCATATTTTTCAAAATTACAGGCCTCAAATATAATACTCACAAATTCATCTATCGAATATTCTATATTAGCATCAGCTTCAAATATTAATGTATAATCATAATCATCATTCATAGACTTTATCGCATTTATATGTGCTAAAAAACAACCATAGTGTCTTCCTGTTAATGTACCAAAACCACTTTCAAGATATTTCGGTTTGTCTGATATTAAGTGTGGTCTTTTACAAAAATTTTTTGGTGGTATTTCATCATATGGTGGATTTATGTGTTGTGTATATTCTATCCCGTAATCTGCTAATTTAGATATGTAATTTATACTTCTTATCTCTCTTTTATGAGTTGTATTTGTTAGTAGATGTATTGCCTGTATTCTCGGTTTCTTTTCTTGTATTTTGAGTACATTTAGAAGATTTCTTATGTTTTCATATTGAATATTTTTTATGTAATTTACTCTACCATCATATTCATTATCATAGGTATCTAAATTTTTTATAAATGTCGGTAGTCCATAACTCAATGCTTCCTTTATAACCAATGGGTTTAATTCTAAATTTGAAGTAAAATAAAAAGCATCAGATGCTTTATAAAATTTTTCAACGTCATCTCGTTCACCATGCCAAACACAATTATCTGGGAAATTTTCCATCAAATCACCCCAATAATCTCTAAAATTTTCAGCCTGATTTCCTACGAAATGAAATTTTATAGGTTTATCTATTAATTTTTTTGCCAAATTTATAAGTTCACCTTGATTTTTTCCAGGCGTAAATAATCCCACATTCAAAACATGTTTGTATTTTGAATCAAATCCTAATTCTTTTTTAGCTAAATCTTTATCATATTTAACTTCTGTAATTGGATACTCCCAAATATCACAGATGGACTCATCAAATACCTCTATAAACTTTTTTTTACTCCATTCAGAAACCAAAACATATTTGTCAGCACCAAAAACTATGTTAGATGGCTCGGTTAATGAGCCATGGGTTGTTACTACTATTGTATATTGTCTATTTTTTGAATATATTACATTCAAATCATCAGATGATATAAAACTTTGAGGGATTTCTTGAAAGTGTATTACGTCAGGATTAATATTTGAGATTATTTCATGTATTTCCTTTTTATCATTGGATAGGGAATAAAAATTATCCTTTAATAAATCTATTATTTTATTTCTCTGTACAACAAATACACCACCTGTTATATTTTGATATTCTATGAGATATATTTCATTTGTTTTTCTAAACTCTTCTATCATTTTTAATGTATATTGTGGTAGTCCACCAGTAGAAAGATGTGGTACTATGTATAGAATTTTTTTCATGTAACCCTCATTTTAAAAATTTATTGCAGAATATCCATTTTCTTTTCTTATATCTATTTGACTATCTACTATATCACGTACAACATCAATATGGGATATTATTATAACAAATTCAAACTGTGTTTTTAGGTAGTCCAAGAATATAGAGAAATTGGTTAATATCGTGGAGTCCAAAGCGCCCAATCCTTCGTCTATAACTATAAAATTTGGTCTTGGTAATGAAGAAACGTTTATTAAAGCAGCTCTTATCGCTAATGAAGCAATAAATTTTTCCATACCACTCGAAAGTTCCAATGCCCAATATCTCTCATCATCGTAGACTATGTAAGTGTTTATACTTTTACCATCCGTGTCAAATAAAACTTGAAAATCTACTATGTTAGATAAAATCAAATTTGTTTCATTCTGAACTTTTGGTAAAGCTTCACTTATAAGTTGATATGGTACGCCGTTTCTATTAACGGCTTTTAAATAATAATCGTAGGCATAAAATTCTTCTTCCAAATCCTTTAACTTTTGTATCGATTCTTCACAATCTTCTACTACCTGCTGATGTATTTTTATGTCACCACTATACTTGATTATATCATCGTCCATCATTTTAACGGAATTTAAGAGTGTAAATTTTACAATCTTTATTGCTTCTATTTCTTCACGTGTCTTCTTATTAGATAAAATAATTTCTTCATTTTGCTTAAATGTTTGTATACCGTACTCAATTTTTTTTATTGAATCATCTATGTCATTTAGGGCATCCTTATTTGTATTTAAGCGTTTTTCTAAGTTGTATAATTCTTTTTGATAGAAAAATACATCATTTTCATATTTTCTAAGATTATCCAATTCCACATAAACACTCGACTCTGACTTAAATTTATCTTGTAAATCTTGAAGTTCCGTTTCTACAGAATTTAATTCCATAGTTAATTCCTTCATTTTAAGTTCAGACTGTTTTGCATCTAAAACAAAGGCATTATTAACACAAAATTTACAATTTGGATCATATTCATGCGATGAAAGTGTATCCAATTTTAATTCACAGTGCTTTATTTCTGATTTAATGTTTCTAAGGTCAGATTCTTTTTTATTTATAGTACCACGTAATAAGTCTAAATTACTTCCCCTATCTACTAATTCTTGTTTGTTAAAAGATTCTACTACTTTTGTATACTTTATAAAAGATGCATTTGCATCACTAAGTTGTTCTACTATAGAATTCTTTTCTTTTTCTAACTTATCTTTTTTATCTAATTCAAATTTTAAGTCAGTCTCCATTTCTTCTATAGAAGCTAATGAAAAGTCTTCATTTATTTCTACCAATCTTTTACTCAACTCCATTAGAGACGCATTTAAGGTTTCTATCGTCTCATTGGTAGTTTTTTTAGAGTCATAGACTTCATCTAATAATTTTGAATATTCTTTGAATTTTACCTTTGAATCAGCTATCTTTGATGAATAATCATGCTTACTAAATTCTTTTATTAGTGTCTGTACTTCTTTCACATCAGCTGATGCTATTGAATTTAATTCCTCAAACAAATCCAAATCTAAAAATTGAGCTAACAAATCCTTTCTATCTTTTTGAGCTTTGTCAACAAAATTGGTATTATTTCCTTGAAGTGACATTACTGTTATTATAAAGTCGTCATAAGTACCCAAATATTTTCTTATTATAAAATTGGTTGAATCTCTATCTTGACCGTTTAAAACAGTTTTTCCATCTTCATCCTCAGACCAAAAATCAACATTTACCTTAACACTACCTTTTTTATCTCTGTTACCAACCCTCTCTATGAAGTAAGTTTTACCAGCTAAAGTCAATTCCAATTTACATCTAAAATTATCTTTTTGATTATTCATTACTTGAGCTGCTTTATATGTTCGAGAGCATTTGTCAAAAATACAGAACATTATTGCATCTAATACAGATGACTTTCCACTAGCATTAGGTGCAAATAACCCATATACGCCGTTCATGTCCGTAAAATCTATAGTGTTACCATCTCCGTATGAGAACATATTATCAAATTCAAATCTTACTGGTTGCCACACGAGATTTCTTACAATATCAGACTCGGAAATTTTTTTGTTTATTAAGCGATTTATAGACGATACTTTTTCTAATATTTCATCCGTTACATTATATCTGCTCTTTATGAAGTCTGATATTAACTTATTTTGGTGTTCCACATCACGTATATCACCAACAGGTGATTGTGTAGTTTGTATTTGTGATGTTAGTTTATTGCTTATCCTTTGGATTCTTACGTCTTCTATATTTGCCTTAGATTTTAATTCGGTTATTATATTGAATATGTCAGCATTTGATGTATTATTTGATTTTAAGCGTATACAATTTATTTTTGAATATTCGGTAGGATAACTTTTTACAACACCTTCATTAACTTCTACGGTGTGATATGCCCAATCATTTTGTATTCTAACGAACTTTGATTTATCATTTTTTATATCCCATTCAATTACACCATGTATCAAACCTTCACCGAAATTTTGTTGGATAAGAGATCCAGCGTAGGCAAATTTACACTTTGAATCCAAGTATTGAAATTTGTGTATATCACCAAACATACCATAATCGAATCCAGAAAAAAGGTCAACTGTTATTTTATTATTATGCATTACTGTTCCAGTATCAGTAGTTGCCATATCAACAGCACCATGATACAACACAATTTTTTTGTTATCAGATACTACATCTTTTGCTAAAATAAAATTTTCTGATTCTTCATATACTGAATTAACAACAAAATCAATATTTTTTAAAGTATAAACTCCAGATTCTTTTAGATAAAATAACATATTGTAATCACTATCTATGAAATCTACTATTGGTGTTAGCGCATCTAACCTTGATGAATTATTAAGATTACAGTCGTGATTTCCTGCTATTAAAATAGTTGGAGCTATTCTAGATAATGTGTTTAAAAACTCACTCACCAAATGTACCAATTCGGGTGTCATATCCGTCTTAGCGTGTACAATATCTCCAGCGAGATATAATATAGTGTTTTTATTTTCTGCTGCCTTTTGTCTACAAAATGTATACAGTTTTTCAAAAACACCACGATATTCTTCGTGCCTTTTAAAATTACGAATGTGTACATCTGCTATATGTATTATAGTTTCTACTTCAGATATATGACTTGTTCGTAGAATTTCTTTATGCATTTAATATCCTCTGCTTTATTAAATCGTAACTATCTATTGTTTTTGATTCCGTCTTTAACTTGACGAAATCTTTAAATCCCAACTCATTTACATCTTTTTTTTCAAGTTTAACCATCGAAACATTTATACCTTCAGATAGAAGATTACTTGTAATCCTTTCAGCGTCTTTAATAGCATCATTGTCTAATGCTACAATTACTTTCGGTGGTTTGTTTAGTATTAACTTTTCTTTCAATTTATTTGAAAGGTTTTTTCCGAAAAGTGGAATTGCATTGAATCTAGCTGTTATTGCATCAAAAGCACCTTCAACTAATGTTATTGGTTGATTCCAATTTATAAAAGACTCAAAACCTATTATATCTTTGCTTACATTTGGATTTTTATGTTTATACAGATCATCATCAAATATAGTTCTTGAAACAAAATAGTTTAATTGGTAGTTAGCATCATAGGATGGTATTATTATTCTTCCTGAATATTTACCACCTGAACAATAACCTATATCGTGACGTAAAATATCTATTTTGGTTAAACCACGATTTTTTAAATATTCAATAGCTTGTTTTAGTTCTATTCTCAATAATCTGTCTTTTGTTTTACTGTATTCTGACAATTTTGTGTATTCGGACGGTAACTCTAATCTCTCGGTTTTATTTATATTAGTATCAGTTTCATATAAAAATTTAGTTCCTAATATTTTATACAATTCTTCGTAGTAATTATTGTTCACTTTAAGTTTTTTAAAAAGTGATTTTATATTCCTACCTTTAGCGTTACTAACCCAACAATGCCATGGATTATCTTTTTGTTTGCTTATTGCTAAGTTTATTTCTAATTTTGGTTTGTAGTGTGAAACGAATGGAGAAAAAAATGCATAATTATCGCCCGATGTTTTTCTACCTTTACCCAAAACTTTTTCTAACAGATTCAATAAATCGTAATTTATCATAGATACACTTTATGGAAAATGGTATTTACAACAAATATACAAATTTTTTGTTAGAAATCCAAGCAATTTTTTTCACAAACACTCATTTAACCAATCTTTGGGTATATCTTTTTTTGCCCATAACCAACCCTTTTTGTCACAATATTGTGCATAAGTAGTTTTACTTCCCTTGTATAGTTTTGCGTTTGGATTTTGAAAAACAAAACGAATATCTATCGTTGGATATTGATTGAATATTAAATCAAATTTCAATCGATCAGCCATAACCCATCTACCTTTGGATTCTACGTACATTTTTTCTCCATTCTTTTTATTTAATATAAAGTCTGGAGTGTAGTTGTGTTTTGTTTGTGGTTGAATATATGATATTTTTTCCGATTCGTAACCATATATCTTTTTTGATTTTTTTAAAGCTTCATTTATGGTTTCTTCTAAACCACTCCTAAAACCATGTTTTAATGCAACCTTATTTCTTTTCATTACATGTCAAACCTTATTATAATATTCAAATCTACGTCTTTTCTTTTTTTTATAGGATTTGATAATTTTGCAACTGCTAATAGATTATTATGCTCATCATATAATCCTATGGTTGTAAAATATGGCCTAAAATCTGTATTTGACAGTATTTCTTTTGGTTTCAATCGCTTATCATATTTTCTATAGGTTGAAGGATTTTGAGTCATGTTAAGATCTGTTTTTGGAATCCTACATACTATTTCATGTTCGTATAAAGTTGTTGAAGTCTTAAATTCTCCAGAAAATCCTTCACTTCCACCATCATAATCAAACTGACCAGTCCTCCCTAAAAATGCATTCTTATATTTTGGTCTGAAATCGGATATTATTGCTAAACCCGTATCATATAATATTGTACCTATCTTAGCTGTTTGATATGCAGATCCAGTAAAAACACTATTATGATTTAAATAAAAAATTTCAGTTTCAGTTAAAGCTTTACTGTATATTTTTATTTCGTCTAAAGAACCCGATAAATAGTTTATGTTTTCATTATAACCACCTATACAAAATATGCTGTTATTTTGTATATTATTCATCATTTCATATGATTGTGTGGTATCTAATTCTCCATTTAACCATATCTCATAAACACTTCCTGTTTTTTGACAAACTACATGATTCCAAGAGTTTGGCACTATTGGTGTTGACGATAAATTTACTAATTCTGCATCGGAACTTTGAGCAAATTGTATTGAATGTGAAACTGAATTTGTTCTATTTGTTATTGATATATCAAATGGAAAATGACCTGAAATGGTGTCGACCTTGTATACATTAATTCCCGTACCACTTGAATAAAAGTCTTTATTAGTTATAAATCTTTTTGTAAAAATTGGATTTGTATTAAATGTTTCTATAGATTGTGATTGTGGTACTTTTATCCAAAAACTAAAAGCAAAATCTAATGTATTATCAAAGTTAAATAAATCACTATTTACAACCTCCAAATGAGCTCCATTTAAATTTGCACAAATTCCTGTCGGTTCATCGGAATCTGTTGTATGTATACCTGAGCTATAATTTATCAGTTTTGTATTTACGATTTGAACTTCGTTCAGATTATTTGAGGAATCTATAACGTAGGATTTCTTTTTGTTTATAAAATTGTATTCTCTATACTTTTCATTGAATCCTATTGATAATAATTCATATCTATAATCCACAAAAGTTGATGTATCAAATGAAGTATCTATCAAGTTACCTTTGCCGTCATCAATTATGGTGTATTCGAGATTTGTGTCTGTACTGTTCATTTTTAGCGTAAATGTATTCTCCCTAACACCTTCACCAGATAATCTTCTAGGCAAAATTAATAATGATCCAGTATCAGACAATACATTTGCTAAATTTTCATCTAAAACGGTTGAAGAAAATTTGTCAATATAATAGTCTTTATAAAAATTATGATCTAAATAATACCAAATTAGTCTAGGATCTATGGACTGATATGTATGTGGATTTGAATACAATGATGACGAAATATTCATTACATTTCCAAAGTACTTGTCATTCTCTGGATAGAGAAATCTATAAGCATTTATTACTGGTGCATCTTCTACATAATTGGCAGATTGAGCAACAATTGATACGTAATTTGTAGCTAATTGTTGCATCCATCTCTTTAACATATCAATCCATTTAATATTTGCAGTTTTCCAAACAATATCAAATCCCCCTTGTTGTCCACCCTGCGTTTCTACTAAACTTGAATCTACTTGCCAAGTTTTATTAGCTAAAAACGGTCTTATATTGTAGTCACCATTTCTAATATGTTTGAAAAATATATTTATACCACTGTGTTTCATTTATTATGTATACCTAACTTTAACATTTATTACGTATTCTTGCGTACTATCTTTTAAAAATGGTCTTGAAAATTTTCCTATTGCTAATAACTCGTTTCTTTGATTGTAAAGACCTATTGTTGTTATGTAGGTTTTAGTTCCATTATTCAATTTATCATAATATATCTTCAAAGTAGAACCACTAGCATAAGTATAATTATTGGAGTAATTAAATTCGTTCCTATTTATCCTACAGAAAAAGTTTTGATCTGCATACAGTTCCGAAGAACGCATATACCAATGTGATCCACTATCTCTAACTAAATTCGGTGAACATGAACCACTTAGTGATACAAATAATTTTCTTGGATTATCACCGTCGATTGAAGCTGTCACAGTATTGAAAGAACATGAAGCATCCAACATCTCGCCGTTTAGCAATATCAAGCCCTTATTTGGAAATACCAACCCCCAACCTTCAGAATTTTCATAGTCTATTGGACCGTCTTGTATTGTACCCGATACTAAATTGTAGCATTCATCTGACGTTTCAAACGAAGATGAGTATATCATAGTATACATAGAATCGTCAATTAAAGTAAATACCGTACTAGAACTAACATCAATTTGAAAATTGCTTCCAGTATTTATCAATTGATTCGGATTTGACAATAATGGCGATAACGATATTTGTATATTTCCAGTATTTAATTTATCCTTAAAAGCGTCTCTATCAAATTGTAAAGCATAAAAGTAATCACTTTCATTTCCATTTTTAAACTTTATTCTATCTACACCGTTAAAACATTCTGCCATATATTTTTTATACATGCCTTTTGATGGAAAGTTTTCAATTTCAATATTCAAGTTAGTTGATATATGGGATGATCCAGATCCAGATATATGTGCATATGCAATATCAAATATTTTTTTAGATCTTATATCCGATAAAGGCCTATTATAAACACTCATATAATACTTAGCTGTTGTTTCATTTAGTGTACTACTAAAAAACTGATTGGTTCTATCCGAATCTGCTAAAAAAAGTGGTTTTGTTTTGTAGATTTGATCTGATATTGAATAGTCATTAGCAAAATCAAATGATTTATAAATTGATGCTATAGAACTAATTGGTGTTACATTACTAACCCGTGTTGTATTCAAATCACTAGGACCTTGTTGTATAGCTACAGTTGATTCAGTTAATCCTGTTAGGATAAATGGATCATCCATTGGAATTGAATTAAATTCATTAAACTTTACAGGTATTTCTGATATTAATGGGTATGAATATTTTTTTTGTAGGGAAATGTATTTGTGTATTAAGTTATACAGTTTACCGTTTATGATACCTATGCTATAGGCATTTTCTAACTTATATTTAGAAAAAGTATCCGTCATTTCTGCATATAGTATATCAAAGCTATCAGTTTGTGTTAAATCAGGCTGTGTTGGTTCTGCTTCACCATCTCCTATATCTAAAGTATCTGATATTGAAGTTATAGTAATTTGTGCTTGTATTTCTAAAAAGAAATTTGTTACTGCATAATCCTCAACTAGATTAATATCAGTTATTTCTGGTTCTACATTGTATATCTGCTTTGTAGTTAAAGTGTCCAATATTTCTTCTAAATTCGGATTTACTTCACTATAAATTCCAACATTGAATGTGTCTGGATTTTTTATAAAGGAGTATATTTTTCCATATTTTGATTTTTCTGTTCTTAGTGTTTTTATGTATTCTGTTGGATCGTAATATTCTCTTGGTCTAAATCCTACAGGCTTATCACCAACAAATTCTTTGAAGTATTTTGCCAATTCTTCTATATGACGGTCTGTTACTAAAAAAACATAATTTGCATTTTCAACATTAGTTTTTTTGTGGTAATCCGAATATACTAAATTGTTAGCATCATTCTTATCTATTGAAAACCCGTCCCAATCATATCCTAACTTTATATTACTATATTCTATATTATTTGGATACTCGGTATCAAACAGAAATAAACAACTAAGATTTTTTAAAAAATTATAAGATATACTTGTTTGTTTTTCTACTTCCATTAATTGTTTGTGTGTTAACTTACCTATTTTATATTCTCTTTTAGAAAATCCAATATCATATGGTATTTTTTTTGAAAGATTACTTAGCATATCTTGCGTTTGAAGTGTGGTTGGCCAATTAATCATATTATTGGAAGTAAAGTATACTGCCTTTTCACACGATTTATATTGATTTGGTATAGATTGGCCATAGGTATATGTATAATTACTACCAGAAAAAGATTCGGACACACAAACTTCAGTATAAAAGGTATTTATTACTTTTATTGTTTTTCCAATATTTTTTATAACTAAATCTGTTGTTGGGTTGGTTGGTTTCGTTCCATTGAATTGAACGAATTGCGGATCGTTAGTATCTCCCTTAGAAACAACACTTTCTAATACTCCAGTACGTGGGTTTACAACCCACACATTATTATCGGGTACTCCTAATGATATACTTTTTTTTAAGTCATATCCATCGTTATCTGCCCTTTCATCTATAAAAGACCCAATATATCCTACTTCGATAACATCATATTCTTTAGCCATATCACCAATTCAATCTTATTTTTATTAAAATGTCTTTATCTGGTGTTTTAAGAATTGGTTTGCTAACTTTAGCAACTGCCAATAATTCATTCATGTCATTGTAAAGTCCAATAGTTGTTATGTATGTTGTTGGTCTGTGTCTAAAATATTCGTTTTTAATATAACGACTATCAGTGACCATTTCATCTATAACGGTTGGATTATTTGTATAGTTAGATGTGGATGCACCAACTCTAACAAAATAATGGTTAGTCTTTTTATTTTTAGAACTTCTTGCCTTTAATGGATTCCCAATTGAAGCTGCACCACTTATAGCTGTAAATAATTTGTAGGAGTTATCACCATCGATATTATCATCCAAGTCAGTGCCCAATGATATTTCATCATCTAATTTTTCAGCATCCAATATGATGAATCCTAAATTTGGATAAACTCTACCATATGTGGTTATATTTTTGTTCGTCTCTATACTACCGCTTCCTGATGGGTGTATTCCATCTGATAGACTTCCACTTACTATGTCAAAATAAGTGTATACATATTGATTTGAAAATTTATCTTCTAATATATCCCTTGAATTATCAATTAAGGTGAGTGTATTTCCACCACCATATAGACTTAATTCAAAATTACCTGGATCTATTCTATCTGTTAATGAATCTCTATTAAACGATATAGCGTATATGTCTTTTCTTGAACTGCTATATACACCGTTATTATAAAAATTAAATTCAGTTTCCGATTGATCCAAAGCTAATAGTCTATATTGACCATATATCGCTCTTGATGGTGAATCGTTAAATTCATATCCCTCATACAGAGACCCAGAACCATACTTATTACCATAAGCTACAGAAAAATATGATACCGGTGTTCCATTAATAACTCTTGTTTCATCTACAACATCATAATAATATTTTTTTGAATCTAAAGATTGAATAGAGCTGGTACTATATGATAGTAATGATTGTGTGTGGTTAAACAATCCCTTAGTTACTAAAATATCACGAGCAGCCATTATATCTTTTCCTTTTATTAAAGGATGGTATACTCTTAATGGTGTATCTATGCAGTCTGCACGTTGTACCTTTCTTGATAATTTAATTCCAGGACCAAGGCCACTATAATCTTCAGTTGTTAGAGTTTCTGGACCTTTAATGTAATTATCCATCCCAGAGGTACTATAGTCTGGATATTTATTGAATATTTTTAAAGTGTGTATCTCGTAACACCCTCTAATGTCCGAAGCATCTACGTAAGGTTCTTGTTCTTTTGCTAATTCAGTTGGAATACATACATCATTAAACCCAATTTCTGTTCCAGCAAACTGCACATCTTCCCATACTTCAAATTGCATACCTCTTTGTGCAAACAGTGCTTCATCAACTCTCCATTCATACTCATTGAATATTTTTCCCAAACAATTTAATTGCACTTCCCATTTTCTTTCGTGAACAAAACCACGTATGTATTTTGTTCTAAATCCACGATAACATGGATCACTTGGTATTTGTTCTGGAACAGCTGATCTACCGTTTGGTGCAAGTTTTATTAATTGTTCTCCAACAGGTCTCAATTCAGAAGTTGGTTTCTCGTCTGTAATAAAACATCCAGTATTAGGAGAAAGGCATGATAATCTACCATAAACTACATTAGAAATATAAGCGTATGGAAGTGTTCTTTCTGGAACGCCACTTATTTTAGATAATAAATCTGGTTTAGAAGCTCGAGTAGTTGTTGATCTTACCTGTTTCTGATCACTTCTACCGTCATATATTTTTATTTGTGATTTTCCTGTTAATTTTGAGGTTATAACTGTATCCAAATATAATGTATTTGCTTTTGAAAATCTATTGCATGATGTAGCATTTGGATTATTAGAATCAAATTCACTCCAATATGCTGTTCCATCATCTATTTCATCAGCTATTGCTGTTATAGTTTGTTTAGCTTTTAGTAACTGACCCGCTGTTGGTATTAAATTTGCAAAGTTAGCTGCATTTATAGCTTCTAATGAATCGTCACTAAATATTTGGATTGGTATAGAACCAGGGTCTAATTTTCTCCATTCCCTTATGTCATTGAACTTAGAATTATCATAATAGTATTGGTATACCGGAAGTAATCCACCTAAAAAATCATCACAATCTTCATACCAAAAGGAACCAACTCCATTGGCAATAACAACATTATCCATAACCATAGTTTGAGTTGTTGCTCCATTCTGTGCGTTTGGTTTGGTATAACATTGGTATATGTCAGCTATTATTTTTGCAGAATGCTTTGTTTTTCTTGAATCAAAGTATGGTGAATTTATATCAGGATTATTTGATGTTTCGGTATAAATCTCTCTAACATTTCTTAAACTAAAATATCTAACACTTCCCGTAGCCTTTCTGCCCAAAGGACTGTTTATTCCTGGATCCTGAGGTTGTTGTCCTACTCCCCTCAAAACTATACTATTTGTTCCACCAACACTGTTACTATAAAAAACTATACTAGTTGTAAATGATGCAACTGCACTTGGACTAAATCTTACTTGTAAGTCTAATTGTCTGCCACTTGGTATTGTGTATCTACTCGATGGGTTTATTGCTGGCCAATTTACAGGCGTAAATACATTGGATTGTGGTGAAATGAAATAACTATCTATTATTAAGTCAGCGGTTCCCGTATTTCTTATTGTAAATGTTTTAGTCGTTGATGTATTAATATCCAAAGCAGAAAAGTCTAACGTATTACTGACTTCTATTTTTGCTTCTGGAGTGGATGTACCACCACCACCGATTGTAACACCACATCCTAATTGTGATGAAGCAGTTTCTAAGTTTGATAAATCAGCTTCTAAATCATTTAATTCATTTCTAAGTTGTTCTTGTCTGAAAGTATCATTAGAACTAATAGAGGCATTCAATTCTGCCCTAAGTGTTGGTATAATAACTTCACCATATACCTCTATTTCAGATAGTATAAAATCACAATCTAATAATAAAGCATCTGTTAATGTATATCTAACTGCCATTTTTTACCTTAATAATCTAATTTAATTTTTATGATCATTTCTGAACTTGATGTTTTTATTACGGGTTTTGATAACTTAGCTACGGCTAATAATTCGTTATCATCATTGTAAAGTCCAACGGTAGTTACATAAGTAACATTTCTATTCGTATCATTTGCCGTACCTGAGAGTCTTAGGTTATCTTTTATCCTATACGAATCACTAACACTTGCTGTATAGTAGCTGATATTATTACTATAATTAAATTCACCATTACCAACTCTTGCAAAATAAATAGTAGAGTGTATTGTTTCAAGTGTTCTTCCTTCAAAAGTATAGGCAGAACCAGATGACATAGAAGCACTTATAGAATTAAAAAATCTTATACTATTATACTTACTACCCGTTTCGGCAGCTGCTCTATTAGTATTCATAGAAGCGGATGCATCTAAAGCTTTACCGTTTAAAACTATGAGTCCGTAGTCTGGATACACAACACCATATGGCACGGCAGAGTTTGCTCCACTATAAAGTCCATCATCTAAACTACCACTGTAAACAAAGTAATATTGGCCACCATTTCCAGTACGTACAAGACTTGTATCTAATAGATAAGTTTGACTTAAAGTTTCATCTACTAATTTTGTTATTTTATTACCAGATGGAAGACCAGTAACTGCATTAGTACCGTGTAATGATAACTCCCAAGACCCAGGTGCAAGTTTTTCTTTATATCTGTTTCTATTAAATGATACAACATATACATATTCTGAGGTTTCTGTGTATGGTGCAGTTAATGTATTTGAATTATCGTACCCATTTGCTTGCGATACAAACTCAAATAAATTCTGTTCAGTATCCAACAGTAATTGTTTGAATTGTGAATACATAGCTTTAGATTCTAATGCTTCAGTATTGATGCCATTTTCTAATGAACCGCTAGACGAACCACTATTTAAAAAATCACAATATGTTATTGTAAATTGTTTTTCAGCTCTTGATCCAGAATCATTATACACGTCTAAATAGTATAATTTTTGTGTTTCTGACTGAAGTGAACTTGTGTAGATTTTAGCTAAGGATGAACTATTTTTCGACCAAATAGGTCTTGATATAAAATCACGTCTATCATAAGCTATAGAACCAAATTCAAAGTTTTTATAAACCGAAGTCATATATTAATACTCTAACTTAACTGTTATTGAAACTTCACTATTAAAAGATTTTTGTATTGGTTTACTGAGTTTTGCAACTGCTAATAAATCATTATTATCGTTATACAATCCAACTGTTGTTATGTAAGAATATGGATTGTATTTGAAACTATCAAAAAGTAATTTACCGTCATCATCAAATTTCATAGTTGGATTATTACTATAATTCATTTCATCACTGTTTACCCTAACAAATATAGTTTGCTGATTTTTTATTTCAACACCACGTGCTATGAATCCATAGTCTGAATTTATTTCAGCTGCTCCACTAATTGCTGTGAATAATTTGTGAGCGTTTTCACCATCTATATTGGATCCAGTAACAGTATTAAATGAAGCGGACTGATTTAATTTTTGAGCACTTATTAGTATTACTCCTTGCTCTGGAAAAACCAATCCAAAGTATTGTGGTATTCCACTACCATCATTGTATATTGAACCCAATGTTCCACTGACTAAATTTCTAACCTTTGCTGGTTTTTGTGTAGTCTCCATCGAGTCCATGTAATCGGATGAATCATCTATCAACGATATTATACTTTGAGATGGTGATACTTCAACATTACTTCCAGTATAAACGTTATTAGCATAGTCGTTGCCATTCAGTACGGCTATATTTAATTGGAAATTTCCAGAATCTAATCTATCACCATACTTTTCTCTATTCAAGCTAACAGCATAAAAATCATTTATGTAATTAAATGTATCTCCACCTGATGATGTTATCCATCCATACTCAGCTAAATGAGAGTTTTCAGCTGAACGTAATTGGAACTGATTTCCAGCTGGAATTTCATCTAAACAACTTAATCTGTATTGTGAATATATCGCTCTTGATGGTGTGTCATCTAATCCAGGTGTATTAATATCACCCTCCACCCAAGTCGTGCCGTATCCTGAAACATGACCGTATGCTATAGAAAACATTTCATTTTCTATAGTATCAACGGATTGGGACATCCATACTTGTGTATAATATTGCTTAGACGTATTTGATTGAGCAGAACTAGTATGAAATGTAGTTAGTGTTCCAATCCCGTTTGCCCAAACTCCACGAGTGTATAGTGATGTGAATATATTTGATAATAAAGTATTATTATCATTCGTGGTAACTTCTTTAAATACTGACATAGATTAATCCATATTTTTTATTCGTTAAAAAAAAAATCAAACATTTCTTTGGGTTATTTTTATATTAGCTACAAACCTTGCACCCGTTTGATCTGCTGTTACTATCAATTTTGTAGTTGCAGATGTATTTGTTGGAAGTTGTGTTCCGGTTGGTATAATGCGTATTCCACTTTGTGCTGGAACCGATGAGTTTGTTACCGATCTTCCTGGAAGCACATTTGTAAATCCTTCAAATGTTGCATAAGTATTGTCTAATATATGATAGGTATATGACGTATTTGGGTCTGATTGTTGACCGTTTGTACTTAAATGTACAGATGATGGTTTTACTTCTCTACCAAGTGTATCATTTGTAAATAGATCTATTTGGCCTTTGTATACACTATCTGGGTTTATAAATGGTATGTGTGTTGTTCCAGGGGGCATTGTTATCAGTTTATATTTTAATGCTTGAGTTTCATCTGGAACAGCTTGTAATATTGGTAAATTCTCTATAGTTGCACCATAGTAATCAGTTCCACCTGGATGGGATGGGTTCCATAAATCATAATCAATTTCATCATCTGCCAAAGCAAATTTAGTTATATTAAATGCATTTCTTCCTTGAGCCAAAAGTTCACGACCTTTTTTTGTGAGGATTGCATCTACCGTTATGCTACTATTATTCAAATAAGACATACGATACTCCTTTTATAAATTCATATACATAAATAGTTAATTTTTTCTTTCTAAATATAATAAGCAACTACTGCATTTATAGATATAAATATAGTCATAAATAAAATTACGTTATTTTATTTATTATTTTTGATATGCTGGGTTATTTGGATCTGTAACTGCTACCGCATTATCTGATGTTTGTGTTGTTGTAAAACCATTGTCTGGTCCTAAATTTTGTGTACTTGCATTTGATCCAGACCACCAAAGTACCCAAGGAAACGATCTAACATATTCACGTGAGGTTGGATAATTTACATAAGTATTTGCGTTTGTTACTCTACCTTCTTGTAAATACTTGGATGAAAACAACTTACGTCCACTCATATATGGTTTACTTGTATCTAATTTTATTATTCTTGGTGCAGTATCTATCATACCATAAACGTTTTTAAACATTGCATCTGGGTAAGTTGCCGACCCAGTTAGGAATCCACCTCTAATGTATGTTCTCCAATATGAACTACTTGGGAATGTACCGAAATTCAATGACCCAGAATATTTTAAAATATTGTATTGTACATCATTATATTCATATGACTCGTCTTCAAAATTTTCCAATATCAGAGAATAATCCAATATATTAGAGTTTGAATTGTAGTAAGAATTTTTTGGGGATATTGATTTTTTATATGGTAATGCATAATCATTACAACCAGCAAATTCTCTATTTCTTTTTGCGGTATTGAATGAGTTTGGAGAAATAAAAGTAGATCCTGTTACTACACTATAATCAATGTCATTTAAATTTGAATTATTACTATATTTTATCACGTAGTTATAATAAATATCCGTCTCATAATTAGAAACTTGATTCATATACACGCCATCTAAATGTGCTGAATTATTATTTTGGATGAAGTCTGTGCTTATTTCTGATGATGCTATATCGTAAATTTTTCCGATTAAATTTCTATTATTCCAAACATTTAACGGAGCTATATGACTAACCGATTTCATTGTTAATCTATCGTCCGATAATTGTGTTTTTAGAGTTGCACCATATGCCTTGTAATTGAATTTTAAGTTATTTTCTTCAAACATCTGTAATTTAGTTTTTTTAGTGATTATTTCGGACGGTAATTTTGGATCTGCTTCTATTTCACCATCTCTTATGATTTCATCAGTATCACTACTAACCTCGGAAATTACATCGTTTTCCGAATCTACCATGTTAACTTCTATTAAATCACCTTCCTCAAATCCTATAAAAAGTACAGTACTCTTTGAATCATATGATAATACAACATCTGTAGCTTTTATTAACGGTTCTGTTTCTTTTACAAAATTTTCAGTTTCACCTGTAATTTTTCTTATCGGTAGCGTTTTAGATCTTTCTAAAACATTTGGTTCTAATACTATACCTAATAATTCATTTGTTCTTGCGGGTAAAGTTTGTGCTATTTGTTCAAATACACTTAAATCAAATTTGGCTATTAAATTTATGTAAGCATTAAAATCATTTCTATTTTCATATTTTTTCCAGTATTCGTTTGAAAACTGATTTAGTAAAAAATATTCTTCATCATCTATAGTGGAGTAATCACCTATGTATTCTGATAAGTCAGTACTTCCTATTGATTCATATATGTCTTCGTTTATAACATGCTGTGGTGAAAATGCAACCGTTAATCTGTTTGAATCATTTGATCCAGCAGTTAAAGTTGATTTTTCATATGAAGTATGCATATTTAAAGCACCTTGCAAAGACGCAGAATCTATTCGTATCTTATCGGGATAGATTATACTTGCACCCAAATTTGCAACGTTCATATTGTACGTTTCTGTTGTTGGTTCAAATGATGCCGAATTAAATCCAACTATGTATACTTCCTTCGATGAACTAAAAAATGTTTTTTGTTTTTGATTCGGGTGTGTACTACTTATACTAAAAGTTGTTTCTAAATCTATGGGTTGCCAAAATTTAAATTGAGCTTGCAAATCATAAAATGAGGATGATTGTGTATTTCCATTATATGCCCTTGCAGCTAATACATGGTTATCAAACGATTCTTCTTTTAGTTGGTTAGACCAATATCTTAATTCAAAAATAGATCCAAACAGTGGTGTATTCGTCTCTACGTTACTTCCATTTCCAATGGTTAGTACACCATCAGAAGACCAAGCTCTATTGTAGTCTGGCATCGATGGTCCATCTATAGAAATACTAGCAGATCTTTCAATTGATAATTTGCCATATTTTTCAGTCTTCAAAAAGAAATCATATATCTGATCACCAAGTATTAAATCACTTGTATATCTTCTACGAATCATTATATTCAGAGGAACATCATCGTATAAATATTCATCGTAAAATGAAGCAGTAGCATAATTTGTACCATCACCCAACCAAAAAGTCAATGTTCCTTTTTCTACATCAGTTCCATTATTATTTATGGTTACAAACCAATCTGCTCTAGATCCAGAACTTTTTTGCAATACAACTTGGTTTTCCATTCCAGAATAATTGTAAAGTTTTTCTGGATTCATTTTCCATTTAAACGTTACTGTATCTGGATAGACCCAATTATTTTCATAATATACCTTTTCCCAAGGCGCACTTATGTATTGAGAATAACTACTTGTTAAATTTAAATAATATGTTGCCTTGTCATAAACATTCTTTCTTACATTTTGATTTGTTGGGTTATAGTATCCACCATGTTCTTTTATGTATAAGAGGGTTTGTGGTATTCCATAAGCTGCTAATAAGGCTCTTATTCCACGAGTTGTTCCTTTGGTTTTTTGTATGTATGGTAAATTATTTAATATTCTTCGCCAAACTTCTTTAGTTCTTTCTTCTTCTGTCTTATTATATTTTTGTCCTAAAACATTAGTTTTTTGATCAAATTCACTATTTACACCTAATGCAAATTCCCACAAGTCCTTATCTTGAATATTACTTGATAATTTCCAACCAAATGTATTTGTTACAGCTTCTACTAAATCTTGAGATAATTCATTTTTTGGATTTTGATCTCGTGTATTCTTTTTTAGAATGTGATTTATGTATAGGTAAACAACATCAAAGTGTTGACCTATCATGTTTATGAAGTTAATAAACTGTTCATTTTGTGAATCAGTTGTTATAAACTCTGGTAAAACATTTTTTAGTGAATTTACATTATTTCTATCAAAAGATTCTGCTAAATCTAATAAATCTCTGTACCAATTTTCGACTACACTGCTATTCAATCTATAGAATCTATATTTGGCATTTTTTGTTTGTACGTCCGTATTTGCTATATCTGATACTTCATATTTTGGGAATGGTGATACTGTTCCAGAATTAGGTACATATTCTTCATAATACATCCATTTTTCCCAATCATCTAAACCAGCTACTACTTTATCTATCAATTTTTGTATAGCATTTATATTATTATTCATATCCACTGTTGAAGCTGGTATAGATAACAATTCGTCTATTTGATTTTTATACGTATCTAATAATTGTATTTTATAATAAAAGTTTTCAACTCGCTCATAAGCTGATGAGTAAAATATAAAATTTTCAAATTTTGTATAGTCTATATTAAGTTTTACTGATGGCATGACACCATCGATACATTTATTTATTAGTTCTTGAGACGTATTTACGTTATTACCTAATAACTCTTCCCATGATTTTAATTCTGTATCTGAAGCTATATTGTATGAAGATGCTACACTATAATTTGGTCCTCTTAATTCATTAGCATTTGTTGTTATGACGGGAGTTGAGTCATATAATTCAAATAAATCTATGTATGGTTTTAATATTTGTGTTTCTAACCAACATTCAGATCTTAGATCTAAATAACTTGGTAATGGTTTTATTAACTTTACATAAAAATAATTTAAACTCCCATCCGATGTTACATTTATTACATCTATTAACCTGTTTTGACCAAAATTCATAATTACCGTCGGTAAATATTTTTTTGGTTTTAAATAATTTAGTACAAAATTTTTAAGATTATTTTGTTCAATGTTATCATTTGGATTTGTTAAAGCTAATACAAGTTCTTGTCTATTTCTCGATATTTCCGCTATAAATAATTTATTAGAAGCAGCTCTACTTGATACTAATTGTCTTGTAAAATTGTATACAAATCTATATGAACCTAAAGGTAAATTAAATGGTTTTATGTCATTTATTAGATCAAAGTATATCGTTGTTGGATCCTGTATACTGTCAACTGTCCAACTTTTTAATTCGTAAATAGAACCAACATAACTCGTATTCTTATTGAATATATGTAATTCAACTTTGTCTTTTTGTATGGAATTTATAGTATCATCAACATAGTTTACGGTTGGCACTATTATTCTGCGTTCTTTATTTACGTTATATCTAGAACCACGTATAGCACCATTTGATGAAAGTATTTCATTTATATTATCATATGAAAACGTCATAAATTCCCTTATGAGTTATTATTAGTAATGGTATTCAGTGTACTTACCAATTGTTCTGTCTGTTTCATTGATAAGTCCTCTATTCTTTGGAGACTTTCTGTGGTAGCAGCAGCAATACTTTGAACAGAACTTCTGAGTTGTTGTATTTCTTCATCTTTTCTTGATATTTCTTGATCCTTTACTTCAATATCTAATATCTGCTGATAAATCTGTTCGTCTTTTATAGCTATAATTTCGTCCTTATTGAGAACTTCATTTTCCAAATCATTTATTTTAGACTTCATTCCCGTTGGTGAATTTTCGTCTTGATTTATTAGATTGGTTAAATCACTATAAAATTGTTCTGTTGCTGAAATTTCTGCATCTTCAACTGTTGTTTCTGGTTCCAATCCAACTCTAGCTTCACTCAATATATCGGAGTAACGTCTTAATACATAATCTTCAGCATTAACAGCTTGAGGTAAATCTTTAAAACCAATATCTACCAAATAAGCAAACTCGTCTAAAATAAATCTATCATCAACTAATGGTATATCTAATTTTGCCATTCCTTGATATGACTTATCTATCTTTAAAGCACCCATACTATTTCTATCCAAAAACACACTCATCTTGTAACCTTGAAATAATGGTTATTATCAAACATTTGTATATTATCCCCATCATCTGTTATAGTTTTTACTACTACTCTGTAAAATCTCTCTGGTTGAAATGAATCCATCCAAATATTAAAATAGCTACTTGTACCATCACAACTTATTTTCGTTCCTGTTTCTGAAAATGGTATGTAGATTTCATCTGTATGAGCGTCTCGTATTTCATAATAAGATGATGATGGTAGGTAAAAATTTTCAGTGTAATAAGATGTTGTAGTATATGTTTTTATAGGGTATCTTAGATTAGCATATATTCTTATCTTTGCTCTTTCATTTATAGTGTAATACTTTTTTAGTTTTACATTTACATTCATATTATCCAAATTTACTTGGGATAAACTTCCTGTATTAAAGATAGAATCATCCCATATTACGTGTAATTTTGGAACATATATTGTATTACTATCCGTACTAAAAAACTGTATAGTGTTGGTGCTATCAATTAGACGCTCTACATCATCACTAAACTTTATTATGAAACCTTCGTTTTTTACATCAGAACCACTAAGCCAAGCATAAACAATCGGACTAACATCCATATAAACGTCAGTCGTCTCATATGAAAATGATTCAGTACACTCTAACTGTGGCTGATTCCACCATGTGCCACCACCATATCTGGCCATATAAGAACCTGTTACGAATGGATTTAGACTTTGAGAGACATTCCATTCTATTTCAGATTTTGCAGATGATCGGTATTTCCAAGATACCCCATCTGTAATTTGTGGTCTGTAATCTTTTTGTCCAGTTCCATTTATCCAAGATTCACTTATTGGATAAGCATGTATAGTGTATTCTTGTGGTATTTCTTGTACATTAGCTGTTTTTAATTCTAAATAATATTCAGCAGTATTTGGTATTTTATTTTCATTTATGTACTCTTGTATTTTATTGAGATTAAACTTCATCAATATTCTACTATTATACATTGAAGATGTCTCTGTACCTCTAGACTGATGTGATAGTTCTAATATTGCATCTATTCCAGCATTAAGGGACTGAGACCTTTCATATATTGTTGTATCGAAATTTGGATAAATGGTGTATATCATTAGAATGACCTCGATTTTCCTATTATATCATTGTCTGGAAATTTTATTTCAAATATTGATGGATCTAAGGATGGGAATATTATTCCATCTTTAGTTGCTGACTGTATATTGTATACATTTTTTGAATAACCTAAATCTTCATCATGTTTATTTATAATTCTTAAATCAACTACTGTTTGTACACCCTCCACTCTATCTAATTCCGTATAGACATTGCTTAGAACTATTGGTTGATTTATTTGCCATTGGGATATATCAAAATATTCTTTTAATCTATTTATACATCTTAAAATTACTTGATTACCATTTTGATTTGGTAGTGATATTATTTCAAACTCTATACCTATATTTATGATATATGCATCTTTTATACTTATACCATCGGTTAGCATTCTATACTGATCTAAATAAACTTTTAAATTTTCTTTCGTTGTATTATTAATTGGTATTAACTTTCCTTCTCCGTCATAGCCTAAGAGATAAAAACTTATGCCAAGATTATTGTGCATAACATCCTTGTTATTCAATCCATTATATGTTAGATCCGAATCTTTTATAACGTGAACTTTAGCTATAGAACCGTACTTTGCTGGTAGAGTATAAGCTCTCAACATATAATCTTCTCTTGTAACAGCTCTATTTTGTGAAGCAAAATGTGCTAAAGCATTTTGACGTATCTCTTCAATTTCTTCACCAACCTTTCCACCTGTTGCTGGGTCAGAATTTGTTACAGCTAAGCTGTTTATAACTCTTGAATATAATGTAGAGTCTAATCCAGACTCATCTATGAGAATTGATTTATTCAGTATTCTTGTTATGGTGTCACTTGCAACATTATCTTGTGGACCACCACCAACGGTATAGTTTATTGTTAATAATGTATTACTTGGAGCTATCCCATATGTTTTTGTGTATAAGAAATTTGCAGGATTCAGATCACTAACTAAAATATTGTTAGTATTTTTCATGTTACCACTAACTAAGTCTGGATTTGGTATTAATATCTCATCATTTAAATCAGATACTCCAGCTCCAAATTGAATTTCAAAAGTACCAACATCACCAACCTGTCTTGACGTGAATCTTCTAGGTATTTTTCTCAGTTTTAATAGATATGGAGATTGTTCTCTGTCCATTGATAGGAATTTATCATTTCTTGGTATATTTGGAACAGACTCAAATATCGTATCTTGTGCTAAATACGGTACATGATACCATCTATTACCGTCAGAATCTACTGCATCTATTATTTCTATTAAATTTGGTTCGTTTAATATTACTTTTGTATATGGTACTGGAGAATTAAATGTAAATGTTCTTGAATTAACTACACCCGAAATAGCATTAACTGATTTTTTTAATAGCCAAAAATCAACAGCACCTGTAGTATCACTCACTTCAAATGGTGTAATTTCTGTTGGGTCTAAACTACTACTAAATTTAAAGTCCAAATAATCTAATGTTCTAAATCTCACAGTTGTATCATTTGTTTCTGCTGCTACTATCATTCCCTCTTCTATTGCTAATGCATAATTCCAATCTGGAACAGCTATTCCAGATTCATTAGCTATAGATGGAACTATCTGAAACACATCTATCTTAGCAACAGAAGCTACTCTATTTTTTGGCATATAACCCATAGATTGAGC